TATTCCTGTGCCTGATTGACTAACTTCCATGTAGGTGTTATCTGTAAGGTCTTGAAATTTATTTACTAAATTATTGGGGTCATTGTCCCCTGCTCGCCAGTCATCTAAATTGCTATCAATGTGGTCGATATCTAAGCCGACATATCCATTTGCAAAGTAGAATGCGAGCCCGTCCGCTCGCTCTACATCATTCAACGCACGCATTGCTGTATCAAAGTCTGACCATGTATTAGGATCATTGGATTTACCAGCCGATCCATCATAAGGATTGATAGGAATCTTTGTATTTTTCTTTCTAGCTTCAACCCATTTGAGTTCAAACAATCCCCATTGCTTAAGATTACGTAACTCTTGTGGGATATTTTGATAATTAAATTTAGGCATTTAATTCAACTCCTAACTAATGGAATAAGCTTACAATCCATTGAATTACTGCACCTATAAAGTTAGGAATTAGGGCAATATTAAAAAAATTATGGTGAAGAGAACTGCCACAAGTACATCTCCTAGTTTGTTATGTTTTAGAGACCCAGTACTTGCATAGTTAAATTCATCACTAAAACAAAGTTTTAATGATAGTAACCAAATTATTCCAACCAACAAATACCAGAGTATCAACATTACTTTAATCATCTATTCAACTCCTAAAATGGTAAATCTTCATCACTTAAAGTCTGTGTACCTTCACTAGTTGGGAAGGGATCTTGTCCGCCTTTTGTTGCTGGATTACTTTCTGCTAATTGTTGTTGCATTGCAGCTTGAAGTGGGTATTTAGTTTGATACCAACCAATGTAAGCAGGCTTTGTTGCACCTTTTTTAAAGAAAATAGGCGTTGATTCGTTCTGTTTTTGCTTTTGACCTTGGTATTCATTTTCTCTAATTGTTACAGATGTACGAACTGGCTTATTAAATAAGGCATTCATGTATTCTTGAATTGAGTTGAAATTGATTGCTGGTAAACCTGCAACTTTAGCAATGTGGCTTAATACTTTTGGATCATACTTGCCACTATCATTGCCTGCATCATCTTTCAAAGTCCAAACAGAAACAAATAAGTGTCGTCCATGTTGAGTTGCATTGGTCTTTGCTAATTCAGGTACTTTATCTAAATCTTTACGAACCACTAAATCAAAGTTTAAGTATTCGTGAGGATTGGTACCTTTAGTAGCTTTAACTTCCACTGACTTGATAATCATTTCATAGGTTCCTGCTGGAAGTAGTTTATTTTCAGTTTTGTAATTTACGTTATCTGGGTTAAAATCTAAAAATCCTGCCATTGTTTATTTCTCCTTATAATAAATATTTAAATTTCATAAGTAATGATTGCTTCATGGTTTGAATTGTTTGATGTGTATTGAACATCGATAATTTTTCTATTGAATTGATTAGAAAAACGTTCTATATCAAATTCAAATTCATGTTTTTTCATACTTAGGTCTAGTAATGATTTTTGTTTTAATCATTTAATTAATCCTTTTGCTTTTGCTCTGTGCCAAGCCCAGCCTGGTTTGTGTCCCATAGCTTTACCGTAAATTGCAAACTCTTTAAATGTAGTAAACGTGCTAGGGTCACGAAGCAATAGCTCCTGTTCCTTCTTTTTACGTTCTCGCATTTCTTTTGCATCAAGGTTTATTTTTTCAAGCTCGGCTCTCTTATCTTCTGCTAACTTTCTAAATTCAGCTTCAAAACTATAACCGCATAGTGGGCATTCATGACAGCTAGCCATAATTACTCCAAAACAATTGGGACAAGTTTTAATGGCAATTCCATCACTTCCACCCTCTCTTTGTGGATGTTTAGCTCGATCTTCTAGCGTCCAAGTTCTATCCATATCAGGTAAACCAAATCTAGTAAAATTGCCTACTTGGTCGATAATTATTGCTTGCTTATCTGACTGATATCTCATACATCTCATAGATTGTTGCAAGTACACAACTAGGCTTTCAGTTGGTCTAAGTAAAACCACGCAAGAACAGTCAGGGACATTGAACCCCTCGGAAATAAGGTCACAATTACATAACACTGTTATTTTTCCATCTTTGAAATCTTGCATAATTTTGTCTCGTTCTTTTTCAGGCGTTTTACTATCAGCTTCATATGCGCTTATATTAGCCCCTCTAAAAGCTTTTGCTACTTCCTTGGCAAATTGTACTGAGTGACAATAAACTATTGTCTTGCGTCCTCTAGCAAACTTCTGCCAGCTTTTTATGATGTCTCCTCGGATAATGGACTTGCTAAAATCTTCTAATGATTTATTTGTGTAATCACCAGTTGATCCTCGCTTTAGTTTGCTTTCATCCCCTAATCGGTAGCCATACATAGTAAATGGAGCAAGTTTATGATTTTCGATTAACCATTTAACAGATGGTCCTTCAATCATTTTTGAATAGATATCTTTAAAGCCTTTACCAGATAATCGCCATGGACTACCCGTAAAACCTAATCTCGGTACATCTGAGAAGTAATTGAATATCTTTAGATAAGTCTTAGCCCTGCTGTGTTGAGACTCGTCTACAATGATTAAATTAGGCTTTGAGAGATAGTTTAATCTGTTAGCTACCTTGCCAACTGTCATGATTGTGCAATTACTTAAGTCAACGCCTTGTTTTACAAAGCTATCTTTAATTTGATTAACCAATTCTTTTCGGTGAACAAAGAACAATACATTGCCACCTTTTTCAGTGGTTAATCTAGCTATTTCGGCAATTACTACTGATTTTCCGCTACCTGGGAGGAGAAACTACTAAGACGCCCTTATTACCATCTGCAAGAGCCTTGCGTGCGCCATCAACAAGTTTTTGCTGATAGTCATATAGTTTCAACATTTAGACCACCTCCCAACGATATCCTCTTAAAAGAGTCTGAAAATTCCTTAATTGGTATTGGTTTCCATTTTTCTTTCATCGACATCCTCTATATCGAACAATTCACTAGCTTGACAGGCCTCGCGGTGATCTAACCTATTTTTAGCAAAAATTGCATTATTGCCGTCCAGAATAAATCCTCTTTCATTTGTTTTAGGATTAACTACCATACGTGCAACAACGTCTGTAAGCCCCATAAAATTATTAATGACGCTATCTCTAAGATCAGGAACAAATTGCGTAAATGATTGTCCTGTTTCAGCCGTAATATCTCGTTGACGTTCCCACGCTGTTACCAGAATGTTGATATCTGATTGATAGATTGCACCAATTATTCTTAAAAAATAATTTTTCCAGGTAGAGTAATCTTGAATTTCATTGTTAATCCCAGATTTTGAATTTCTACCACGTTCAATAAACCAATCAGTTTCAAAACTAGATACATTATCTATTACTAGGTTGTCATATTCTTTGGTAATCTTAGGAAGCAAATTTCGAATGAAATCATTTATTTCTTCAATAGGTTTAGTTCTATCTAGTTGACCTATTTCAATGTCTCTCTCAGGGTCAGCTAGCACCTTTGACGAATTATCCAAGTCTAAAACGAATGTTTTGCCTTTTAAGAACTTAATTGTAGAAGTTTTACCAATTCCAGCTTTTCCGTAAATACATATTCGCCAATTTTTAGCTCGGCTCATATCTTTAGTGTTTAAAAGCTTCATTACTCTTCATCTCCATTTTGTTTAAACCTCAATTTCCTTACTTCTTTATGTAATTCTCTTTTGGCATCTTCAAACATAGTTTGAACAATCGTATTAAATTGCTCGGAAGTAGTAGCATGAAAATCGTCACTTGGCTTAGGTTTATTCTTTTTTAACCAATCTTCAGCTTTCCCAACTTCGCCCTGCTTAAGAGCCTCATTAACCAAACTATCGGTCCAAGTCTCAATTTCTTCTTTAACTTCGTATTGCCACTTTCTAAATTCATCACTCATTGCTTAAATCCTCCATGTGGTAGCAATCTGTTAGAATTTCCATGAGATAATCTTGTGACCAACCGTTATCAATTGCGTCTAAAATCTCATCAAAGAAATCTTTTTCGGTTGTATCTATTTCATTCGTAAAATCAGGTATGCCTAATAAATTTAAACGCCACTTTAGGAACTCTACCGGTGTGTGAAAATCAGATTCCATTTCTGAATTGCTAATGATGTACAAATTGTCACCACACCATACCGCTAGTGAATCAGTGCCTTTTAAACGATTAATGCGTTCCATATTTTCATTGTCATTAATTGCACCTAATAGTTCTTTGCCTGTCTTTGTTTCCATGCTTCACTCTTCTCTCTGTATTTATAAAATGCGTTGCTACACAATAGTTTTGCTTCATTGCTTTCTTTCATGGGATTGGTATGCTTAATCCCTTGAAATACTTCTCTTAAGTGCTTCATTTTCTTGTCTCTTAAATATTTGGAAAAATTGCATTGTACATAACGAATGTGAATGCTACTAAAGCTGTAATTGTAGTACACATCGTAAGAATCTCAGTTTCGCGCACTGTTAATTGAGTGCCCATAAATTCATTAATCTTGCTGTTAATCCACTTACTCATAATTAACTCCTAAACTAAACCAAACTGCTCATTATAAATTTGTTGTGACTTCCACTCTAGAAACTCTTCAAATCTCTTAGCCTTAACGTGACATTTACGTTTACTTTCCAATACAACTGCATCTTTGTATGGAGAAATCTGACACTCCTCACGTCTTCTGCGCCATGTTGAGTATGACCAGCCGTACTTCTTTTGAATCTCTTTAGGCGTTAAAATATCAGCCATTCTAAGCACCTCTTATAAGTTGAAATCTCTAATTACCTTTAAGATGAACCGATTTCCTTTAGGTGCTTTAATGCGTCCTGAAAGATAATCTGTTACATCTTGTTTAGGAATGCCGTAAGCACTAGCTAGTTTTGAAATGCTTATGCTATTTTCTTTTAAATACTTTTTAATTAGGTCTCTTCCTGGTTCGATTGTTGGCATTCTATTCACCTCACTCTTTACTTAACTAAAAATCCATATTGTTCAATCTGTTGAATTGCTGCATCAGTGTATAACCACTCTGGAAAATCGCCGTTCTGAACCCACTTGCCAAACCTGTTGCTTTCTGGAACTGGAGCCTGCAACTTTAACTTTTGCGCCATCTGCTCAATTCCCCAGCCATTAGTTCCAAAAATCTTGCCTACTTTGTTTGCTGTGTGGAAGTTCTTGGGTTCAGGCTGTTTTTCTTTCACTGGTTCGCCAATCAGATCATTTGCTATTTGAGTTAGCAAGTCTTGTTGCTTTCTTGTATCTTTCATAGATTTTGCAACTCGATAAAGTAAGCTTGCTTGTCTGGTCTTAGCGTTCTGTCTAGAGATCTCAATACGTTCTTTTTGCATTAGCTTTGGACGCTCACTTTGATTTCTAATTTGCTGTTCCATTTTGTTAAATGCTTGAATGTACTTGAGCTTAAAGTCGTCAGCCTTACGTCCTGTAAATCCCATTGCTATGAAAGTAAAACCATCTCGGTTCATGTAATACATGCGATTAGATTTACCACTTGCATCTTGATAAGTTGCTTCTACAAACATCTTTTTGAACTGAGCGCAATTTTGCGCTGAGTTAATTTTTGTTGATATAGCGCGCATTACATCTCGATGATTTTTATTAAAAGCATCTGCCACTTTCAAACTATCTGTAACAGCTTGACAATCTTTCATAATTACTAAATTGTTCAAAGTTGTTTCACCTCGTTTTCTGTCTTGCAATTGTTAAATAAGCAATAGATAGCTAATACACGTTATAATTCCGATAAAAATGTAATAGGGTAATCCAAGTGCAGCTCCAGTTATTCTTTTAAAAACTAATTGATCTAATGAAATAACAATAATATCTGCTATTAAAATCCAGGTAAATTGTGTCATGTTCTTGAATTCCTTATTTTAAAAAATCTTTTTCAGAGCTATTTAGTAGATACACACTATCGTAAGTAATAGGTTTATCTCGCTTTTGATATTTTCGTCTAAGCTCAAACTCTTTATATGGACCTACTGGAATTTCAGAAACTTTTCGATAATCAGTTCTTGAAGTAACTTTGAGAACTGATTTTTCAATTGTTTTATC